GGTACATCTGATCACGATTGCATTCGATGTATTTCCGGCTCATTTCATTCTCCTTGGCTCTCGCCAAGGAAGTTTACCAAATCGCCGCCCTGCACCCCAAGAGGAATTTTGCAACAGGCTCCTAACTGAAAGACCCACTCAAATTCTCCTCGATCTGGCTTTTCAAGAGCCGATAGAGCGTGGACAAGTCCTTGGCGAGCATGTCTTTGGGCTTGAGCTTGCCGATCCCGTACTGCTTGATCTTGGCCTCGAGTTCCTGGCCTTTGAGCATGAAGTGCGGCTTGGCGGGGTTGGGTTCGAGCTTCTCCAATTCCGCGATGAAGTGCGATTTTGTCTTGGCGATGGAGATGCCGTTTTTCAGACACTGGTCCTGCAACTGCTGGACCGTCATCGACGCGAAGTCCGGCAGCGTTTCCGCCGCCTCCTTCACGATGGCCGCGTGCGCCGCGTCGAACTGCTTCAGTAGCGCGATCAGGTCATCCTTCGTGCAGGTCTTGCCGATGCCCTGCTTGGCGACCTCGGCCATGATGTCGTTGGTCGCCCACGTCGAGTAATCGATACTGGGATTCTGCTTGCCGAGCAGCTTGATGAAATCGGCTTTGGTCCGGTAGATCGAGATGTTCCGCTTCTTGCACTCGTCCTGAAGGGGTTTGAGGCCCAGTGATTCGTACTCGCCCTGCTTGATCGCCTTGTTGGTCTGCGCCTGCTCGGACTTCTGTGTGACGGCGACATCGTGAACCTGCTCCGGGGAGAGCAGGCAGGAGCCGCCCGCGTCCGATGGCCCGGCCATCGCCTGGAGCCGCAGGGTTTCCGTCGAGCAGACGCGCAGCGGCACCGCTACAATAGTGCAACGGCAATGGGGGTGCCGGGGGATCGGCGGCGCCTTGTCGACCTTGAACACCTTGCCGTCGAGTTCCGCGCAGATCGGGCAGAGCCGCTCGTCGGCCGCGACCATCCAACGGACCTCGCGCACGCCGACTGTGTCATAGAACTTGAGCCGCCCCTGGTTGTGCGCCCGCAGGATTTCTGTTCGGGCGATCAGTTCGATGCGCTGCTGCGCCGTGGCGAAAACCGTTTTCCCTGCCTGCTTGAAAGCTTCCTTGTCCAGGATCACCGAGCCGATGTTCTTGGCGATGTTGGGGATGGAGAGACCTTGTGCGATCCCGACCGTCAGCGCGTTCTTCACGCCGGTGAGCAGATCCGTGGAAACCTGCCCGGCCAACTGGACGTCGAAGCGCACAAGAAAATCGAGCGCGCTTTTGTCCATGAGAGAAAACGCATCCTTGGCAAGTCGCTTTGCCGTGTCACCGGTGAGCGCGTCGTATCCCGGCAGGCCGTGGACTTTTAGTTCGAGAGCGCCCTGCGCCATGCCCTCGATGTGGGATTCCTTGGCGGCCGCCTTCAGCGCAAGCGTGTGCTCAGATTTGAGAGCCTTGACCGTGTCATCGATCCGCTCGTTGAGCGCGGCGAGCCGGACCTGGTTGATCGACTGCCCCGGGGTGAGCGATCCGAGGTCTGCATATCGGAGCAGATCGGCCTTGATCCGCTTCTCGGCCTCTCGCAACGACCCGACCAGCGCCGCAACCTGCTGCTCCGTATAAAGATCGCGGGCCGCGAACGACGATGCGACCGACTGCCTGATGCGTTCGGCCTGGTCGAGGGCGACGGCGAGCATTTAGACCGCCGCGTGGCGATGGAACCGACAGGCCGGATCGAAAAGCGACGCCTCGCGCTCCAGCACGCGGCAGTGGTTCGCTTCTTCGTCGAAGTGCAGGCACTCGCTGCAGGTGTCGCCCGAGGCGCGGGCCTTGGCCGCCGCGTCCGCGTACATGGCCTGGACCGCCTGCTGCTCCTCCTGCTGGATCGCCGGATCTTCCACCTCGTCCTTGAGGCCCAGCAGCTTGCGCGCTGAGGCCGGACTCATAATCCCCAGTTGCACGAGTGCGGTGACATCCTTGATGTCCCAGTTCATATCGACGAGTGTCTGTTCCTTGGCGCGATTGGCCGACTCGACCTCGGGATTCAAATCCATCTTCGATTGCAGCGTGTTTTTGGAAATGAGGTTCCGGTCGTAAAGGTCCACGAGCAGGCGCTTCTGGTCCACCTCGCTCGTCAGGTCCAGGTCCGAGAACTCGTAATCGACATCGGCCTCGATCCCTTTCAGTTCCATCCACTCGTAGAAGACCCAGTCGAGAATCCGCCGCGCAGCCTGCTTGATCTCCTTGAGCATGATCACCATCTTCTGCATCGAGACCGAAGCCGTGGCGAAGTTGGGGCCGTCGCCGGTGACGATGCTGCGCGCCATGCCGAGCGCCACAAGGATGTCTTCCTTCACCTCTTTGATTTTTGCTTCCGTATTCAGAACATGGCCCTCGTTGCCGTAGGTTTCGGCCTTCACGTAGAACGGCACCACCAACCCGCTCTTCAGGTCCATCTTGTTCAGTTCAGCGCGCATCGTGTCGATCATCTTCTGGTTCGGCATGATAACCTTGTCGCCGAACTGCCCGCCGACCTGGATGAAACGCAACGGGGTCGTCCACCGCTTGGCAATGGCGCGTTCGGCTTTGCGGAAGTCGCGCAGCAGTTCAATGGACTCGAATGCGGGAAGCACCAGGCTGTTGCCGCGCGGGGAAAACTCCGGGGCGTTCCACTTGATGTGCAGCATCTGGTCAAGCGCGAGCGACACGCCGTCGTCGGCCGCGTCGAACGTGCCGTCAGCCAGTTGCCGTCGCTGCCGCGCCTCGGTCAGCACGCCGCCCACGAACTTGAGCTTCACGCTGATCGGGTTGACGCAGACCACCTTGTCGATGTCGTCGCCTTCGGCGGTCCTCTTGAAATACCCGACGCAGTCGCCCTTCACGAGCAGCTGCAGAATCATGTCCTTCACGAACCCGTTGAGTTCGAGTCGGTAGAACAAATCCCGCACCTGGTCCTGCACGCCCTCGTCCTCGCTCGACACGCCGACCTCGTCGCCCAGCGCGAAAACGCGCCACGAGTTGATGGTGTTCGAGACGATGGGTTCTTCGAGATAGAACTCCCACGCCTTGGCCGCGCGTTCGTGCCACTCGGCGGGGATGGAATCCTTCACGCCGTGCTTCTCGAACAAATTGGGCGCCAGCGCGGCCGCCGTTCCCATGCGCGAGGGGTCCAGGATAATGGCGAAGGAAGCCAGCGGGTCCGGCGTGCTCGTAGCCTGGGGTGTGTTCCGCTTCGGTGCTTTTTGCTCAGGGTTTCTCACTGTCTCACCTCAATCAAAAATCGGGTCCGTGGCCATCGGCATGATGAAGACTTCCTCAAACTGCGGACCACCGGCCTGAAACGCTTTGCGGTCTTTGACCAGCAGGGCGCACCGCACCGCGTCGATCACGTGGTCTCGTCCCTTGCTGTAGGTCACGCGTCCGTCGTTCATGGTGTAGGTCTGCGTGGCGAATTGTTCTTCTATCTGCCGGTCGTCGCGCGGGAAGGTAATCTGCCGCCGCCGCATCGCCGCGTTGATGAGCGCCGTCATGTGTTCCTTCGTGCGCTTCTTCACCGGCTTACCGGCCTCGTCCCAACTCACGATGGTGTTGCCACCGAAGTCGAAACCCTGGAGACGCCCGAGGAAGTTGCGGTCCTTAAACTTGTCGAGGCTCGTCAGTTCCTGAGCGACCGCGAGGCCGTTGCCGCCGTTGTCCAGGCCGATGCCCGCGAACTCGAAGTAAATGTCCAGGGTGCGGATAAGCTCTGAAAGCCAGGGGTATGGAATCTGCTCGCCGTGGACGCGCAGGATCATCGTGATCCCTGCCTCGTCCTCACGGAACACGACCAGTTCCGACGGATCGCTCGTGTAGCCGGTGTCGATACCGAGCCAATACGTTCCAGAACGCGGCGACAGATTCAGCAGCATGTCGAAGCGTTCCCGCACCGCCGCCTCGTCCTCGCACCCCTCCATTTCCTCGCTCGTCACCGCGACCAGGCGGTAGTCCGGCACGTCCTTGCGGCAGGCGTGGAGCGCATCCAGATCGAACGCTCCAAAGCTCGGTTTGCCATGTTCGCCCGCGACCTCATGCTGCCAACCCGGCGTGTCCTTGCCGCCGTAGAACTCCACCAGTTCCGCCTCGCGCTCGGGCGTCCACGTCGGGTTGATCCACGAGGGCCAGCGAAAGACCTTCCACTTTTTCGATTGGGTCAGGCGGTAATAGGTCGTGTCGCGCAGGCCGTTGGGCGTCGAGTAAATGCGGAACTTGCCCTTCGCGTTGAGGCACTGGCGCAGCGCCTTCCACGCCTTCTCCGGAATCCACGCGCCCTCGTCCACCCACAGCCGGTCCACGTGCAGCGACCGGAACGACTCGCCATACGCGCCCGCCGGTCGGAAATGCAGCACCGTGCCGTTGGTGAACTCCACTCGGAAATACGGATTACGTTTGATTTTGAGATCGCCTTTTTTGTTCCGGGCAATCGAGGCTTCCAGGTCGGGATTCGCTCCGATCTGAAACTCCACCTCGTCGATGACCGTGTCGAGGTGCCCCTGGTGCGGCGCGGCGACGAGGCCCGATCCGCCGCCCGTGATGAAGGCGAAATGCAGCACGTCGGCCGCTAACCCGATGCTCTTTCCCGTGTCTCTCCCGTCCAGGTGGATGATGTTGCCGCGTTCGCACCGCAGATCCTCGGCCTGGTGCTTCCAGAACACGCGGCTCGATCCGTCGCGGTCGTGCAAATACGCCTGGCCCCATAGCACGGGGTCCTCCAGGACGCGGGCGACCGCCTCGGGGTCCTTGGGTAGCGCGGTACTGGCCATCATGCTGCCTCCCAACACGCGCCGACCGCGCCCCGGCGACCGGGCCAAAGAATCTCGCATGAGGCCGCAGATTCTCCTTGACTTGCCCGCCCCGCGAAGCGATGTGACACGTCGTAAGCTGTTGAATCGAAAGGAGAAAAGACATGGCGCGTTACATCCTGACCAACCTCGACACGCAGGCGATCCTCGGCCAGACGCTCGACAAAGGCGGGCAACGGCCGTTCGTGAGCATCGCCGAGGCTTACGAGACGCTGGCGCGAATCGAGGCGAGAGGAACCTGGAAGCCCGAAGAGATCGGCCAGTCGTTCAACGGCTGGACCCTGTGCGAAGTCAACCCGGTCGAAAGACCATAAATGCAGAAGGAGCAAGTCATGAGCACGAAGACCGTCACCATCAAGCAGGCCGCCGAGAAGTACGTCGCCCACCTGACCGAACTCGGCAAGAACGAACGCACCGTAATCACGTATGGCCGTCACCTCGACCTGGCCATCACGCACTTCGGCGAGGACAAGGACATCGCCAAGGTGCTGCCGGTCCACGTCGCCGCGTTCTTCAAGAGCGACGCGGTGAACAAGCTGATCCGCGAGCCGAAGAAAGAAGGCGAGGCGCGAGCCGAGCGCCCGCGCAGTCACCACACCATCGCGCAGACCAAGCGCGTCTTCCGCATGATGCTGGGCTTCTGCAAAGAGCAGGGATGGGTGGAGAAGGTCGCCATTCCGAAGGCCGACCTGCCGCGCGCCAAGGAAGCCGCCGCGCCCGAAGCCGAATCCGCCGAGGCCGCTGAGTAAGCCATGACGGACAACGACACCAGAGTCGCCATCCCGCCCGAGGTGCTCAATGGCATCGAGGCCGTGCGCCGCAGCGGGAGGACCAACATGCTGGCACGCGACGTGGTCGCCGCCATCGCCCTGGAACTCGGCCACGTCGAGGCCGCCTTCTGGCTCGGCGACAAGGCCAACCACAAAGCCTACGCCGAGGGAATCTTCCGAGGCTTCCGCGAGGAGTCGCCCACCACCTGACGCCCACCGCTCAATCCCGCCTGCCTTTTCCGCCCGCCGACGGGCGGTTCTCTTCGGGAAAAAGAAGTTCGCATAAGTGGTCTTTTCGCCTTGACTTCCATGCGCCCCGAAGCCCTTGTGCGTCGCGTGAGCACGAGGAACCAAAACCGAAGGGAGACAGCGATGACCAAGAGCAAAACCAAGACCTGGAAGCCGCGTCGCACGGCGGATATCCGCCGGATGGAAGCCGAAGCCGCGTTCGCGGCGTCGAACGGCCTGAAACACACGGCGGCGCAGATCCGCCGCGAGATCCGCCAACTCTATGCCAAGCAGGAGGCCGCCCATGAAAAGCACCAGGCTTAAGCGCGGAATGATCGCCCGGTACACGGGCACGGACCACGCCTTCATGACCGGACTCAAGGTGAAGCTGATCGCGCCGATCCTCGACGACAACGAGCGGCCCACGGGATTCTGGGACGTCGCGCCGTGGATCGAGAAAGAGCAGCGGTTTTCCTGGGTCACCAGCGACGCGCGGCGCGAGGACCTGGTGCCGCTCGACGGGGAGGACGCATGAAACCGAAGATCGACCTCGCGACGGTGCGCGACGAAATCGCCGCCGCCCACGAGCGGTTGGCGCAATGGGAGCGGTCGCTCGGCCAACTGCCGACCACGGCCGCCCACTGGACCAAGCTCGCGGAATTCGCCGGACCCAACCTCAAGAAGGCTATGCGCGCCGGGATCGTGCATATCGAGATTCCGGCGGAAGCCACGAGCGGGAGCGGCCTCGGCAAACCGCAATTCGTGATCGAGGGCGAGCCGGTTGCCGACCCCGGAAAGGAGCGGTGAAACATGCCGACCCTTGCCGACCCTCTCCAGACCCCTGCGACTCTGCACCACCCGTCCCGAACACTTTCCGGCCTGATCCAGAGCTACCTGATCCGCCTGGAGGCCGACGGCAAAAGCCCGCACACTCTCAGCTGCTATGGCCGGGATCTGCGCCTGCTGCTCGCCTTCGCGGGCGACGTGGACGCCTCGGCCCTGACCGCCGATCTGCTGGCGCGGTTCCTTTTGTCCGCGCCGGTCACCACGACGCACACGGGCACCCCCCGTGGCGACGCGAGCACCGGGCGCATAAAGGCCTGCCTGCGCAGCTTTGGGCGCTACGTGGCCAACGTGGGCGCAACGGGGCGCGACCCCGCCGACTGGATCAGGATCAAGCGCCACGAGCGGGAAGCCCCCAGTTTCCTGACGCCCCAGGAGGTCAAAGCCCTGCTCAAGACGGTCGCGGCGCGCAAGGGCGAAGCCGCCGAGCGCGACCTGGTCATGCTGCGCGTCCTGCTCGGAACGGGCATCCGCCTGGCGGAACTGGTCGGCCTCGATATCGCCGACGTGCGCCTGGACGAAAAGCAGCTGCGGATCAAACGCGCCAAGGGCGGCAAGCCCCAGGTGCGGTTCCTGAACACCGAGCTTCGGGCCGTTCTTCGCAAGTTCGTCCAGCGCCGCCGCAAGGCGATGGTCGAGACCGACGCGCTCTTCCTGTCGAACCGCAACTGCCGGATCAGCACCCGCCAGGTCCAGGAGCGCATGGACCTCTGGCTCACCTGGGCGGGCCTTTCCGGCAAGATCACCGTCCACGGCCTGCGCCATACCTTCGCCACGCTGCTCTATGGCCGCACGAAGAACCTGCTCCTGGTCTCCAAAGCACTCGGCCACGCCCAGGTCGCTACAACGCAGATCTACGCCCACATCGCCGACGACGATCTCGAGGACGCCCTCGAGAGCCTGTGAGCCGCCCGGCTTTTTCCTCAGAGAATACGTCCTCTGCGAAGTCTGATGAAAATCCGGCTCGCGCAACTTCGCGGACTTACGCGCCGCGCCGCCGCGACTGCCGACGACTTCTCTGAGGTTATTTTTCCGTTTCGTCGCCATTGGCCTCTTTCTCTTTGGCTTCCTTCACGCGGGCCAGCAGCGCCACAGCCCATTCCGCAGGCGTCGTGGTCGGTCCCATGTTCACGTCGCGCTGCACTCGCGTGGTCTTGAGGCACTCCAACTGCTTGCGCAGCAGCACATCGAACTCGCCGATAGCCGTGTTGGCCTTTCCCTCGACAGCGCGGTACCACCGCGTGAAGTAAAACGCGGCCATCGTCGCCTGAATCTGGTCGGTCGAGTTGTTGAGATCGAAGTCCAGGCGGATCGCATCGAGCGTC